CCTTCCTGCGGATAGAAGAACTTGTCGATCGAATGAAAATCGTACCACGCATCGGCGCGTTGAAAGCCCTTCATCCGGTAGGCATCGTTCAAGGAATACAATTGCAGCCCCGGATCGTTCCACGGGGTCATGGTCCATGATTCTGCCGTCCCGACAATCGCCACACGTTCCTGATTCACTGCTGCTCCTCTGTGGTCGTGTCTGGCGTTGAGCCCTGCCCCAACGCATTCATCACCGCCGTCACCGCGGCGCCGGTCCAGCCGGCGGTCTTGAGCACCGCCCGCAAGCGCTCCGGGTCGAGCATGGCGCCCACCTTGTCGAGCCCCTTCATCCGGAGAATGTCGTTCACGCTCGGCTGTGCCTTCAGCCCTTTGGACATCCGGGTGCCATCCCACATCGTCGCAAAGGATTGGTTCACCGGCTCCTTCGGGGAGAGTTCACGCAACGCCGCGGCCATCGCTTCTTCCACCCGCTGATAGATCGGCCAGTCACCTTTCAGTCCGCCACGGTGCGGGAGTCCTTCAGCCGTGGTCATCATCGCGCGCAGCGCCGGGATTTCCGTATCGAATTTATCGGCCGCGGAACCCGCCGCGTGCAGCGCATGAACGTCAATCGGGATGCGAGGTTCACCCATCATCAGTTCTGAGAACGCATCCACCTTCGGACTTTGCGGCGACAACCCGCGATAGGCCAGATTGATATTGGGCACCTTCGATCCGGCCAGCGTGATTTTCTGTGGGTCCAACTGCTGCGCGGACGCTTCAGTCAACGGCACACCCGGATTCTCCAGATGGTGAATCAACGCCGACAATGCCTCTCGCGTATTCTTCGGCACGGGAGTATTCGGAGATGTGGACCCGACGAGCCGCGCGAACATGCGTGCCTTTTCGCGGTCCCCACCAAAAGCATCCAGTAACTTCTCCGTGCTGTCCCAGACTGGACGAGTCGGCATCGATTGCCCGATGTTGAGCATCCCGCCCATCCGCCGAAAGATCGGCTGCGTCATGTCATAGACGCCCGCGGCCGGGCCTTGCTTCAACGCTTCCGCCAGACTCCGTAGTGATTGCGTCGTGCCACTCACGCCACGCTTGATGAGCGGCGCAAGTCCGCCCGTCGGTGTCGCGGTTTCCAGCGGGGCGGCGAGGCCCAACACCTGCGACTCCGGATTGTCCGCACCAATAACCTTCGCCAACAGGCGCAGCGCCTGCGTCAGCGGTGAATCAAAGACACTCGCCTGCTTGGGATTCGCCCAGTCCGGCGTGATGTTCGACGCGAGGGTCGGCATACCTACGCCTCGATGAAAACAGCGAAGACCGCACTGGTGCTCGGACTTCGCAAATAGATCCGGTTGTTATCCGCCGCGCGTGTCACCGTCAATGGCACAATCTGCGACCCCACCTGATCCAGAAACAGCACCGGATAGATGGCCGTCGGCCGCTGCGCCAATCCATGCGGAATCGAAAATTCCGTGTTCGCCACGCTCGCCGTCGTGGACGTCCGCAGGTAGAGCTGAAAGTTCGTCGCCCGGCGCCCCTCGTCCGGTTGCCCGAACCGCAGGTTGTCCATCACATACTTGATGGCAGCGCCGACTGGGCCCCGTGTTTCCACCGGGAGCGTGTTCAGGTAGAGGTCCACCGACCCCTTGTCGGCCATTACTTGCTGCTCACATACTGCGCCCAGAAGTTGCAGCCGAAGTTCGCACCGACCGCAATCGATTGCGTCGACCCGGAATCCTGCAGTACCCGCACCGTGACGTAATCCGTCGTGGACGCCGCCACCACATGCGCCACGACGTTCTGCGCCCCGCCGCCGCCCGCATCGGCATCTTGAATCGGGATCCGCTGCGCCGCGATGTTCAGGGTGTCGTTCTGCATGATCTTGACAATCCGCTGTCCACCTGTGGACCCCGCCGACCATTCCACCTGCGCCCCGACCAGATAGAGCCCCGTGCTGGCGGTAAAGGTGATCCGCGAGGAATTCACCGACGTCGAGTGCATCCCCTGCGAGTCGTAGGATTCTCCGTCCCAGTTCAACCCGGTATAGGCCCCACTCGGCACCGCCTGGATCGCGGAATTGATGACCCGGCAACACGGAAAGATGCCCGCCACCAGCCCCGTCACGTTCAGCGTGACCATCGTGGAGCCGGACGAATTCAGCGGGGCCGTGCCATTCAACAGGCCGCCTTCAATCGCCGTCACTTCCGCCTGCAGATCGTTGACGTGCGCGGCCTGGATGATGTCACCCGTGTTCTTGCTGGCGGGCGAATAGACGGAGGTCGGATAGCTCGCTGGCATAGGTCAGTCCGAGAAATCTCTACTGCGGGTTTCGGGCTGGATGCCCGGTTGATAACTGAACAGCTTGAATCGTTCCTGCCCGGAATACGTGATCTTCTGCACGTAGCTCCGCCCATTCGCACTGAGCGGCAGCATCTTCGTGAATTGTCGCCGGCCGGCGCCGGCATACCGCGCCGTGCCATACGTGCCCGTGCCGTAGACGGCCAGCCCCGCGCCGATGTTCACGCTCTGCGTGCCCTGCGAGATCCCGTCCACCACCGCTTCAATCGTCAGGTTGCCGGCGTGTGGCTCATACTCGCCCCGGATGTCGGTCCAGCGCCCCACGAAGGCCCCCAGCGTCAATCCTGGGCCCTCATAGTCCGCTTGGAGGTTGCTGCTGTTAGCCGACATCCCAGTCGCTTCCTCGTAGACCAGAGACTGCGTGGAGTGCCACGAGAACAACCGCCCGCGATTCCCCGCCACCGTCTCCGGCCCGTCCCACTGAATGAACCCGCCAATGGCCCGATCGGTACAGGTCCACGCCGGGGTGTTGGTGGTGCGCGTCCGGTTCAGATCCAGAATCCATTCGCCATCGGTGCCACTCGGGAACCGCCGCGGTACCGAGACATGGAGTTCTTTCCGCTTCTGGTGATACGCCACCGCCACCCGCGCGAGGGCATCCGACGCGGTGTTCTGCACCAAGTCCTGCCAGCCCGGATCCAGATCGAACGTCAGCAGCCGGTCCTGATTGCCATCGAAGATGTAGACGCCGGAGGCAGAAGCGTGGACGACGCCGTTTTCAATCGCGGCCACCGCGCGTGGCCCGAACGCGCCATCCTCGCTGCCAATCGTCGGCCGCACTTCGAAGTCCAGCGACGTCTGCCCGATGATCACGAAAATCTTCGTCGCCCCGAAGATGAGCAGCGCATCCCCGAGCGGCAACAGCGCGGTAATCGAATCCCCCCGTTCGAAGGGAATATCGATGAAGAAGAGCGCCGGCCACGACTGCGGCTGAAACAACTGCGTGAAATACAACCGGTTCGTCCGAGTTGCCGATCGCGCCCACCACCGGTTCTTCCACACCACCCCGAACGACAGCACTGGCGGCGTGTCGTGGTCGGTCGGTTCCTCATCGTTCGTGGTCCAGACTGAGCTCGTAATCGTGTAGGTGGAATGCGCCCCGCCCTGCTGCGCGAAACTCGACACCTTCCGCCGCACGCTCTCGCCACTGGTCTTGTTGCGGGCGTAGACGATGATCGCATCCACCTGCGGATCGGTGGAGTTCGCCGCCTGCACTTCAATCGAGCCGTTCGCCGTCGATGTCAGGGAAATCGTGGACGCCGCAGACGAGGCGTTGCTCTCCGTCACCAACCCACGGCTCTTGTAGGTGAAGTTGACTTCGAACTCCGAGGTGCTCAATGCCCCACCGGCTTTGCTGCTCAGCGTCGAGACGGCCTGCGGAGACACAATCCCCATCCGGGTCCAACTGCTGCCGTTGGTGCTCTTCCAGGGGTTCGTGCTCCCGTCCATCACCGCGACCAGATCCCGATCCGCGGGGAAGAAGTATTCGTTCGTGCTCAGGTTCGACAGCACCGCCGCACTGACGCCGCCTGAATCGCTCAACACCTTCAACTGCCCCGCCACGCCGATCATCGTGAAGATGGTGGAGTTGGCTGTCGGCAATGCGGTGTTGAGATAGACCCGCTGGCCGCCCTGAATCCGTGAGGCCCCCAACGTGCCGCTCGAGAACAACACGAACCCCGGCCGCACCACCAACGCGCCCGGCTCTTCAAGGCTCCAGTTGGTGAGGGTGCGGGCCCGTTCGTTCGCCATCAGCGTCGGGGACGTGCGCAAGTCCATCCCAGCAGAGGGTCCAATGACCGGCACCTGCTGGGCGACCCGACGCACCGTGACCGGCCGCGGTTTGGCCTGGGAGGGCATCAGTACTCGCGATTCTTCCCGCGACCCGTGTTCCCGATCCCGCCGCCGAAGAACACCTTCTGCTTGTCCTGCGTCTGCGTCGTTTCCTCCGCGTCGGGATACGTCACCGGATTGACTTCATCCTTGTTCACGTCAATCTTCGGCGCCGGGGCTGTGGTGGTGTTCGCGACGTTCACCCCGGCATTCGGCATCCCGAAGACGTTCGCCAGCGGGTTACTCAGCGTGTTCTGCGAGCCTCCCCCCATGGATCCCCCGCCACCGCCCCCGAGGGCGCCCATCCCCGGATCGGTCAGGCCGACTTGTCCCTGGAGATGCTGCAGCAGGGCGCGCAAGAGCGCTTGCATGTCGGGCACCCCCGAGCCGCCCGCGGCAGTCAGGAGCTGTGGAGACGCGGGCGCACTGGCGCCGAACACCCGCGGCTGGCGCAGACTCAGGATCTGGATGGCCTGTTGGACCGGCGAGACATTCCCGCCCCCCGCCGCGCCGCCATTGGGCTGCTGCTGCGCGTTCGGCTGGTCCAGCGGGGCAAAGGAAAGACCGAAGGTATCAGGCATTAGATCATCACCCGTGAGAGGGCCTTTTTCACGATGTCCTCGATGTCCACCGACTGATCGTCCGGATAGTCCTTCGGATTCTTCTGATCATTCGGCGGGGAATAGGTGCCCGGCGATGGATAGTCCGTCGGCGACGGAATCTTGTCCGGCGGCAACCACGGCGGCGTGCTCCCCGGCGGCATGTCGCTGGGCACCGGATCCGGCACGCCAATGCCTCCGGGGCCATTTCCCCCGATGCCCGTATTCGGGAGTTGGTAGGGATTCGTGCCCGCTGTCGCGCGTGGCATCGCCGGAAACTGCCAGCCCGCGGGAAGGACATTCGCCGGAGCCGTGCCCGCCACCGCCTGTGCGCTGTTCGATTGGCTGTTGGAGTGATACGGATCAATCCAATCCAGCCCCCACTGCCCTTGTCGCGCATCCCAATTCGTGTTGCGATCGTTCGGGCGCACGCCGATGGTGCCATCGCCGTTCCCGAGGTCGATGGTGTCGGGATTCACCAGACTCAACTGCGGAAACCGTGCCTTCAGGGCGTTGAAGATCTGCTCCGCGATGTTCCGATCGGGGTTGAACAGGTTGATATGGTTCTTAATCGCCCAATCGGCAATCGCGTATTTGGTGTTATTACCCGCTTCCCCGAGCCGGGAGGGATCCCACCCGTGCCCCCCGTTGAACCAGCCCGGAATCTCGTCATCAGCCATGGTCGTCTTCTTTCAACAGCGGACCTTTCGGCGCCGCATCATTCACCGTGGCGCCCGGAAGGGCCTCTCCGTCGGCGTAGGGGCCTCGACAGCCCTTGAATCGAGGTGGGCGACTGGTCGACACCCGCGCTACCTGGCTGTTGCCACAGAGGGCGCAGGAGGGTTCTCCGGTCACCGTGTCCTCGAGCTCCACCACATGCCCACATCCAAAGCGCAGGGTGATACTCATCGGCGCGGATCCTGCTGCTGCCAACTGCCCCGGCCTCGTGCCCTATTGAAGTAGTTCCCCGCGCTCTGCACCATGTGCCCACCCTTCCGCCGGGTGTTCTGCAGAAACCGCGTCACATAGCCGAGAAACTTCTGGAGCTGCCGGTCGGACGCCTGATCGTCCCGCCGCAACTTCTCCAACTGATGCGCCGCGTAATGCACCGCCGCCTGATGAAACGGGCGCAGATCCCCCCGCACGCTGCTGTTGACCGTGTAGGGCTCGCCCACGGTGGAGGCCGGCGGCAACGCGATATAGGGCACCCGTGCGATGGCCGCTTCACTCGAGCCCGTCGACGGCGGTGGCCAGAACCCCAAGAACAGATTCCCGCCATCCGGCCTGAGGTAGTAGACGCTCGGCATCTGGCTGATACTGCTCGCCACCGTCGAGAGCCGCCAGCCCGGCTCATTCGCATCCAGCCACTTGAGGTCCACCAGCGGCAGATCATCCGGCCCCGCGAGAATCGTGACGTTGCTGCTCTTGTCGGTGTGCTCGAATTCCACCGGGGTCATCGCCAGCCGGATGAAGTCCCCGTCCGGAATCACCGTCGTGGAGTTCAGGTTGTATTCCGCCGTGCCCCCCGCGATGGTGATCGTCTGCCACCGTTGAAAGCATTCCGTCAATTCGGCAAATTCCCGCACGCCGCGGGTAATCCCCGCCTTCCGCCGGGCGGTGGTGAACAGCACGCTCGCGTCATCAGTGCCGAGTTCCTCATCCAGCCGTGCGCTATAGAGGCTTGAAAAAAGTGTCACTGCACGCCCACCAAGGTCATCGAGGCCACACCTTTCGAGGCCGCGCCACCGCCGCCCCCCGCGACGTCGCCACCCTCCCACGACGTCATCTGCACGCCCCCATCGGAGTCGAACCCACAGACGCCCGCGGACCCCGCCGACAGAGCACTCTTACTCGTATAGGTGGCTGTCAGCGACCCGTTCCGCTTGAAGAGGATCGTGGTGGCCGTGGTCGGATCCACGCCGATTTCGATGGTGTCCCCAGCGGCAATGGTCTGCCCGGAATCCCAATCCGTGCCGGTGCCGGTGATGCACTCCCCATTGAACGCGAGCGGCCCCGTACCGAAGGTCACGCAGTAGTAAAAACTCGAGGCACCCGACTGGCACCGGATGGCCGGACCTACTCCCGCTGACGCATTCACCCCCGGCGAGACGTCGGTGGCCACGCCCTTCGCATAGTGCTTATCCGCGAAGGTGTCGGCATTCCACCGATACCCTGAGAAGTTCGACGCATTGTCCGGCCGGATCCCCGGCGAAATCGTGATCCGGATCGTGCCCACGACGTTCGACCAGTTCGCGCTATACGTGGTCAACGTGTCGTTGAACGTGCCGTTGAAGCTGTCCGTGGCCGGGAGTGCCATTTACACCTCCACCGTCCCGACCTGAAACGTCTGATCCGCCACCTGATCCGCGAACGCTTTCAATGCCTGGCGCAACGTCGTGGCGCCGGTCGCCGCCGATGTGTCCACGCCGAAATCACTGGCCGCATCCGCCAGGCGTTGACGGGCCGCCGCCGGCAATTCGCCTAGCGTCGTATCCAGGGTCACCGTGCCCCCAAATAGCCGCCCCTCGGTGCGCCCCACGTAGCGGTTATGGACACGCCACATCGCATAAATCGTGCGGAGCACCTCACGATAGGTCAACGCCGTGGACACCCAAGCGTTCGGGATGCGCCACGTCTCCAGTTGCGTCTGGGCCACAGTGACCGCCCCGGCAGACAGCGTCGTATCCAGATTCACCGGCACCGCGATCACGTCCGATTGCCCATTCAGAATCGTGTGCTGGGCTGGGGTCACATCGGCCGCCAACAGCCCGACGTCTTCCAAGAGATACGTCACCCACGCCCACGCCAGCCCCTCGAGCCCCGCCGTGGCCGCCCGATGCCGATGCGGGACATACTTCGGAATCTCATAGGCTGGGGCTGTCAAGTGCTCCACCGGGAGGAAATACAGCCGCACGGCCATCAGCGGGCCGCCCCGACACAGGTGAACGACGTGAACCCTGCGCCCGACAACGCCCCCGACGATCCCGCGTGCTTGAAGAACCCAATCCCCGGCGCCCCGTCCCGATACGTCGTATCCGTGCCTTGCAGCATCTGCACGTAGCCGCCGCCGCTATCAACAAACGCCGTGATGACGCCCGCCGAACTGATCGTCGCCTTCACCCGGTAGCCAGTCTGCAGCTGCGGGCTGGTGCCATTCCCCAAAAACGCGATGCTGTGAAACTGATCAATCGCCGTGGACGTGCCTTCCCAGCGCATCAGTTCGACATAGGCATTCGTGGTGATCGAAAACAGGATTTCATACCCCTTGATGAACCCCGCGGTGATCGTCGTCAACAGCCGCAGTTCCACTTCCTGATTCACGCCGTTCTCGATGGCGTCGACCCGCACCGTGCCTTCCGCCGTCTGCACCGCGCCCCACACGCCACTCAGGACCGAGGTCGGATCGTCGTAGGGCGGTGAGGAGCTCGGCCCCGCCCCAATCGCATAGCCGGGCGTGCAGCGCGTGTTCTGGAAGTTGCCCGCGGTCACCGCCCCCTGCACCCATACCCCGCCTTCGCTGATCGGGTTTTCCGTCCCCGGAAAGGTGGTGGTATACCGCCGCGGGAGAAAAGTCATCGTGGCCATCAGGGCGCCCGGTAGTAACTCACACCCACATGCCAGCCCGTACCCGACGATCCCTTCGTCTGGAGCGTCAAGGCATCCGCCGCGCCAATCGTGCGGAAGAGATACCCCGGCGGGCTCACCGCGAGATTCACGCCGGTCACCGCACTCGAGATGGCCGCCAGCACCATCGGCCAGAGCACCACCCCCGAACTGTAGAAGGCAATCTTCGTCGGCCCCGCATTCGTGGTGAGGATGCTGTAGGCCGTGACGTAGGAGCGCAGCGCCGCGCCGGACGTCTGAATCACCAGCGACGTCGACACGAACGCATTCGTACTCGCGGTGGTGATGAGGTTGTCGATCACCTGCCGGACAATCAGCCCCGACGACCCCGACGACGGGGCCACCGAGGACTGCATCGTGTTGAAGTCCAACCCGACGGTCCCCGACAACTGCCCGTTCGTCTGCAGGGCTCCCGAGCTATCGAAGTGGAACCCCGCCGAACTCGCCCACAACGTGCTGCCCGGCTGCGTCCGCCAGGTCGATCCGGCAATCGGCTGCACCGACGCATTGAGTTCTGCGGCGGAGGACTGATAGACCGTGACGAGGTTATCCGCCTTGGTCGAACTGAACGCCGCACTGAACGTGCCGGCGATCAGCAGTGACCCGGAACTGTCGAAATGGAACCCCGCCGACGAGGCCCAGAGCGTGGAGCCCGGCTGGACCCGCCACGTCGATCCCGCGGCCGGGGTCGCCGTCATCTGCAGATCGGCCGCACTGCTCTGAATCGGTCTCGTGGCCCACGTCGACCCGGCCAGTGGGGCCACCGTGGAGTTCCCCGCGATGATCCAGGGGCTGGTGCCCTGGATACACGTCGACTGCCCATCGACCTGCAGCGCATTCGCCGCGTTGACGTTGGCGCCGCGGGCGTTGAGACCCGCATCCCGAATGACGATGTGCTGACTACGCTTGACGTCCAGCGCGATAGCCGCACTCTGCGCATTGGCCACAGACCCAATCGCCCCAGAGAACGTCAGACCCATCTCCATCTGCCCGCCGCCGCTGGCCGTGGAGTAGTTGTTCTCGTCAATCAGCGAGTTCGCGACCGAGACCGTGAGCGTGCCCACTGGACGCACCGCCAACCCCCAGGCGGTAGAGGCCGGGGAGGTGTTCAGGACGGCGGCAATGGCGTTGGAGGTATCCGGATCCCCCAGGCTCATGATCTCCTGATGCATGAGCGTGGAGTTCTGGTTGATCTTGACCGTGCGCAGTTCGAAGGTAACAGTGGAGGGTTCCGCGCCTTGGATGCTCCCAAACGTGGCCATTTAGCGCACCCTCGCCGCGAAGCCTTGATACGCCAGTTCGGTCACCAGATTCAGTTCCGGATTGCTGAGCGTGCTGGGCAGCGCCGTGTCCCGGACCATCACGCAGGCGTGCATGTGGCGATACATATTCTCCGCTTCCGGTTGACTCGCCCGAATCCGCCGCGAGAGTTGCACCCATGCCTCCGGCCGGTTGAATCCCAACGTGACCGCCGTCGCCCGCACGGCCTGCTTCGCCACCGGGAACGCCGCATGGTCCAGCGCATCCATCGTCCGTGCGAGGGCCGCGCGTTGTTCATCATCGAACCGCCCGAGGGCGCCCACCGTGCGCAGCAGGAGCGGTCTGCGGGCTGCTGTGAGCGTCTGCAGCGTCGTCATCGTGCGTTCGACTTCCTGCCGTCGGGACCGCGACGTGTGCCACCAGAACCCCAGCATGGTGCGGGTCCACACCAGCCAGTCCGTGAACACCGCCCACCAGATCGACAGCCCCTGAAACCCGAACCCGCAGGTGAAGATGACCGCCGACTGCCACATCGGATAGCCGCCCCGTGTGATCCGGATCGGCGCCGCGTTGGTGTCGCTCGTGGCCCAGAAGTTCCGGTGAAACACAAAGGACGGCACTAGGTCAACGGCTCCGCTGATATTTTCGCCGTCGCGAACCCGGTCACCGCGGCATTCAGCCGGCACCGCAGCCGATCGCCCTTCTCCAGTTTGTAGGTCAGTTGATACTGCCCACTCTGGCCGCTCGGGGTCTGCACATAGGTCCGATCACTCACAGCAGCCGCCGCCAGGCTGGTCGATGTCGCCTGCTCCAGTTGCCACGTGGCATTGGTGGAACAGCCGATAATCCAGTTGACCATGTAGGACTGGCCCCCCACGAGGATCCGTGCCAGTTGCGTCGAGTCAATCTCTGCAATCAACGTGGACGTGGACGGATTCACTTCGATCCCGTCCGCATTGGTGCCGCCGGTAGAGTTGACCGGCGTATTGCCCGAATCGCGCCACGCCATATCACCCCAACGGCACGGCAGAAATGTAGGCTGCACCCGTCGCCGCCGACGAGAACTGCCGCGCCCGAATCCGCATATCTTTCGTCAGGTCATGCAGCGAGTGCAGTTCCTGCGATTGCCCCGCCAACGTCTTCGGGAAGAACACATCCTGCCCATTTGCCAGCGCGGTAGACGTTGCCGTTTCCAACTGCCACGTGCAGGTGCTGTCCGCCCCGACAATCCATGTCACGGCATACAGCCGTGATTGACCGGTGACGAAGTTGACCGTGCCGAGTTGGCTGGAATCGAGTTCGGCGTAGAGCGTGGCCGTGGAGCCCGCGACCACAGGAGCAAAGCCGGTCGAATTGACCGGCTTGTTCCCCAGATTCGCAAAGTCGTACAGACCCATATGGCCCTTAACTGACAGCTCTTGTCGAGTCGATATACCTGATGTAGCCCATCACCTGCATCTGCGGCAGCGTAGTGGCATCCGCATACGAAGAGACCCACCGCAGTGTGCTCCCCGCCGGACACCACGTCCCCTCAATTTCCCCCGCCGTCACCGCCGCGATGGCGTGGACGCCCATGTTGCTGCTGCCACCACTCGCGATGGTGAGGATGGTCGCCGCATTCGTGCTCGCGTTCCCGTTGGACCGCGGCACCGTCGTGGATCCCCCTTCGGTCTTCAGAATCCACTGCGCCGCCGCCACCACGGTGGAGACGGTCGAACAGGTCAGATACGCTTCGGTGACAAACCAGTCCTCATACGGCGGCACGACACGCTTGCCATACGCCGGCTGGAGGAAGGCGTTGACCGTGGACGCGCTCGTAGAAGCCGCCGCTGCCGGCCCGGTGACCCACAGGAGCCCCTTGGCCCCGTAGACCGGTCCTGAGTTGCGTGTAAGTCCCATCGATCACGCTCCTGCTGTTCCGTACAGGCCCACGTAGGTCCACGCGCCGACGCTGAACCGGTGCCGAATTTTGAAGATTCGGTTGTTCGTACGCGCGTCGATCATCATCGGTTCCATCGTGATGGCCACACGACGGTAGAACGTCAGCCCGTGCTGGCTCTTGTTGCTGGCAATGAGGAACCACGCATCCGGGTCACTCAGCCGCGGATTCACCACGATTTCCCAGGTGCGCCGCTTCAGCGGGTTCTTGTCGTTGTCCGCACTGCCCGGCAACTGAATCGAGTTGACCAGCCGATCCGCGAGGAACTCCAGGGCCGGCGGCACCACGAGCTTGAACCCATGCACCGGATTCGCGAGGTGGCCGGCATCGTCTTTCTGGTCCGTCTGGAAGTCGATCAGCGCCTGCGTGAGCGATGTCGCCGAGAGATCCGCATCCGTGCTCGGGCGGTTCTTCGCCGTGCCGCCACCCTTCAGCGCGTGCGCCGTGTTGAACAGCGACACACCGTCCGGCGTCAGTTCGCTCGAGAACCCGTTGTTCAGCGGATTCGCCGCGCGCCCTTCTTCGACATACCGCGCACTGAACGCGAGCCATTCGCCGGCCCGATTGAGGATGTTCTCGGTGTCGTCTTCCAGTGCCGTCTGGGTGACTTCGAAGCCCAGGCCGTTCTCGGTGTGGTTGAAGTCCTTCGTGTAGCCCTGCCGGATTTCATCCATCACGAATGCTTCGCCTTCGGGCTTGCTCTGCGTGTCCCCGAAGGGCACATAGGTCACGACGCGCTCATATTTCCGGTCGCTCGTGCGGACGTTGTAGTACTCGGTGTAGATCTTCGGCAGCTCCTTGAGCTGCTGTTTCATCACCGAGTAGAAGGTTTTGTCGATGCCATCGTAGAGATCGGGGTTGGTGCCGCGAACTTGGGCCATGAGAACCTCTGCAGGGTGCGGGTTCTAGGGACGGGGCTCGAGGTTCTCAGTCGGCCACACCCCCGGAACGAACGCGCACCGGTTACCGATAAAAGGCCAGGAAACCAGAACTCGTGTTGAACCGGAAAATCACCGCGCCGCCGCTGTCGCCACTCGCGAAGCCATCGGCAATCTGCGTCACGATGACACAGGGCGCCGGGGTCGCCAGGGCGGACGCCCCCGCGAGCCGCACGAGGTCGATGTTGAGCGTGGTATCGCGGGTCAGTTCGCGAATGGTGCCGACGATGGTCGACGTGATGAGGCCGCCGCGCGTCCACGCCTTGAATTCGACGTTCGGGTTGGCTTCCCACACCATGATCGACCCCTGCGCGCCCGGCGTCGTGCTCTGCGGATTGATGCCGCTGCCCGGTACCGCCGATGACGGTGTTTCCGCCGAGATGCCGACAATGGACGCCGCCGGGGGATTCAGCGTGGCCGACGACACGCTGGCTTTGATGACGCAATCCCCGAAGGCGGTGGATGCCTGATCGAGCACCACGAGCGAGCCGATGAAGATCTGGTTGGACGAGAGGCCGGTGGAGAGCTTGTAGCCTTTGACCGGGAAGGCGCCCCACGGGGAACGATGCGGGCGCACCGTATTGCCGCTGCTGAGAACAAAATCCGCCATGCGTTGAACCTCCGGCTCAGGAATGAGCCGAGCCACACGTGTTGTGCAGTGGAGGTCAGGAACGAGCCGAGTCGGTGCGCTGACCGTTCAACACCGAACCCCGACGGCGTCCTCTTGGTAACGCGGCGACGGTCCCGCGGAAAGGCGTCGGTCTGAGATACGACTCGCCGGGGCCAACGCCCGAGGACCAGCGAGAAGAAGCTCCCGATATTGCGCCCTCGGGAGAACAGGTCAATGCATCTAAACAGACTGTCCGATTCGAACGGACGTGCCAGCGGCATCGCCATGCGCGGCCTACCGCCCGCTATAGTCGCATATTCAGGCTTGTAGCCTCTCGCCCAAGCCTGCTAGACGCGCAAGCACAATCCTACGCCGATTGCAAGGCGGGCGCAACCGGATTCGCCACTCGGCTCACCGGATACACCGCATCCAAGAGCGGCAGATGCGCGACCTGGGTCACCACCGTC